ATCGGCATTACACTTCAGTTATGTCGGTGTTTACGATAAATGCTCCCCTCAGAATTGTCTTGTATTCCCCAGCAACTACAGACTGAATATCGTAGACGTACTTACCAGGGACAATTTCTTTCATAACGTTATGGCTGGCGGTAATCAACACGTTGCCACTATCATCAACCGTAATCGGATCAAAACTCTTGTTAGTGTACTGAGTACCATTTATGTCCTGCGTCTCTATAGCATCAGGAGAACTGATTATAACATTGCCCTTCGTCACGATTTCTACAGGGAACGTAGTAACCGTACTCTTCTCCCTAACCTGCATCACAAACGTATACCCAAGGGTAGAGAGTTCAATTGGAACGCCATCGCTGTCCTTCAACTTCAGGTTCAGCTTAAACGTATCCCCCTTCTTACAGACGATATCCAGTTTATCTGCGTTATCTAGACTTACTCTGCCAGCCATGATTATATTGTTTTTCTTTGTTCAATTAGTCTGCTCTGTTCTTGCGCTTGCTTTGCCACACGAGAATCTTTTCTGTCTTCCTTGAACACCTCAAGCTTTTCTTTGAAATCCTTCTCGTCAGTCTTGAATCCAAGCATGGCCTGTGCCTTGAGCATCTCCACCTGCATACGGCCCTGATGTCTAAGCTGTTCAAGCTGTGCTTCTGCCTCCGTCTGCAACTGGATCTTCTGCGCTTCGATCTGAGCTTGCATCTGCATCTCTTGCATCTTAGCCTGTGAAGCCGCAGCAGCAGACTGCTGTTGCAACTCAGCCTGTACCCTAGAGTTCTGCTCTGCTTGGTCCTGCATACGCTGGATACGCTTCTTGCGTCTGCTAATCAAAAGCAGTTCCGCCTGATTCACATCCTTCATGTTGCGTATCGCAATAGCATCTTCAATGTCCAGTTCTTTCTGCTGCAAAGAGATCTGGATGTTTTGCTCTAGGTACTGACGATCCTTATCCTCCATATCCTTCACCACCTGCACACCGAAGTTGTACATAGGGAGGTCTTCAAATGAAGTAATAATACTCATGTTCTCCTTCCCGATAGCAGTCTCATATACCCTGTAGATAACTGAATCCTTTGGGAGGATCTGCACGCACTTTACAATATCCTCACAGACCTTCTTGTAAAGAACCATAGCGGCATTCGTGATATCATAGATAGCATTGTTTGCAGCCGCGAGCGCCTGTTCACGAACCCCAACGAGTGCTTCGCCTTTGGGGGAAGAAGAATCCATAACATCGTTGATACCAGTAACATCTCGAATCAGTCTTAGATAATGGTTGTAGATTCCAATCAGCTCGTTTATGTTTCTGATTGTATTATTTATCTCTCTGATGGGTGGGTTCTGGAATCCTCCCTCAGGGTTCTTGCTTCTGTAGTAGAAGACACCAGTCTGTTCGTAGATGTCCTGCAAGTCCAAGGGCTGCATCTCACCGCCCTTTCCAAGCTGCACATTCTCCAGCCCTTCGATGTCGATGATAAGTCCGTCTGGTTTCGCCTTGGCGATAGCCTGTTGGATCTTCAGATGAGTCAGCTGAATCATATCAGCAAAGCCGATACAGCTGTCCACCATTCCCTTAGGCATCATGTTCGTTAGGTTCGTAGCAATCACAGAATATGAAAGCCTGGCCCTAGTGATGTCGTGGATGTTTTTTGGGACGTTTATAGATCTTCCGTAGTTGAAGAGATAGTCTTCGCACCCAAGGATATAACTACCAGCATAGACAGTAGTTATCGTCATCATGCTAGGCTTTCTCTCGTATACGCTCCCAGCCTTAGGGGTGTACTCGAATCCCTTGTAGAAGAAGTTTGAATTGCCGTATCTGTTCTCCTTCTCTTCAAAGTACATATTGTCTACAGACAAGAACTCAAAGTCCATAACATCAACCATGTACTCGTCGTACCCATATACGTTACGCTTGAGTCTGTCGTCGTAATGGAACTTGTCAATGCTGTACGGATCGTTGTTATACTGGTTGCGAACCTTCGTAGCAATCTTCTTCAGCTTCTCTTCGTCAAGACTTCCGTTGGAGATTCTACGTAACTCGTTGATTGTGATTCTTTTAACGTGACCACCGTATACGATGTCGTCAAAGTTCGGGTCTTCCGTGTAGCTGTGTACGAATCTAGATGGGTCGACATAGTCAACCTTGATGCCGTAGTTGGGATCGTTGCTACGCTTTGCTACAGCCATACCCAAGCTAGACAGGTCGTTGACACAACGTCTGTACGTGTTGTCGTTAAAGTTATTCCAAGACAGCGTGAGGTTCGTAGCAATCTGTGCTGTCACCTCTGCGTCCGTCTTGACGTTTGTCCCCATGAAGATTTCAGCTTCCTCCAGCGTCTCAGGGATTTGCTCTGGCTCCATCCCAAGCACCATGCCCGTCTGCTCCTTCAGTTGGATAAGCTGCTGCCTAGACTGAACTTGCAACTCGATAACCTTCTTTCGCTTGTTCTTCTCAGAAGAGGACAGAGGATCAATTGCCTCAAGGTTTGGATAGGGGTCTCTAGACAAGATCTTATTCACCACCACCCGATTAAACTTGGGAAGGATTGGAACAGGGGTATAATCCAAATTTACAAGGCTGCCGTCGTTGCTATTTGGATCGAGGGTATGCAGAAGCTTCTTGTAAATAGAAGTGTCTTGCGTTCCGTTAGCATAGTTTCTACAACGCTCGAACATCACGTTCCGACGGCTGAAGAGAGAGTCGGTTGAGTTTAACTTACCCCACTGGTTCTCAATCGCTTTGGCATACTGAAGGCCATATTCTTCCGACTGCTTTACCTCCATCGGGGCCAAGGGGTCTGGAAAGCCGCCAGTATTTTTCTTATCCTTGTTGTACATTATATGGGAAGATACTAAACGTAACCCCACAAATATACGTAATCAACCTATTGCCCTATATTTCCTAAAGAATACCTTGTCATCGAATACGGCTTTGGGCTTGGCATTTGGCTTCTGAGCAGCCAAAAGAGCTAGGCCAGAACTGATTGTCAAGTCGTACTTGGTTCGCTTGTCGATCTTAAAGGCAATCCACTCCTCTAGCGTCCTATCAAAATACATATTTCCGTGTTCCCCTGTCTCGTAGTTTATACCCACATGATTATGCACGTAGTATTCTATCGCTTGCGCGTGCGCGTGGATCACGTCCTGAGAGTTTGACGGGATGCCCTTCGTCTTTACGTTGACGTGCGAAGAAGATGAACGCAGGTGGTCTGGTCTATCCATCACATACCCGTCATATCCCCTGCTCTCGAAATACCTTACGATACCGTACTTGTTGTTCTCTATAAGCAGCGGATATCCATAGAAGAACGCACACATCAACACATCCTCGTAGAAGATCTTAGCAAGGTCTGGTCGAGAGGAATACTCCACAACGAACATATTGCTAGGTCTGTTCATAGAGAACTTGTTGTACATATGCATAGCACCCTTCGAACCCCTTCCGTCTAGCGTTGCGTCGATGTCATACGAGTCCACGCCCCCACACCCGTAAACAGCAAACGGGGCTACACGCTGACCCCTATATTCATTCACCACACATCGTTCCTCTTCTGGGGGCAACCACGCAACTCGGAACCTTCCGTTGATGTCTGGTGAGAACACTACCTTCTCGTCTTTCTTCTCCCAGATAAAGTTGCCCTTTACCACAGGATTTGGGAACATATCTTGGTTGTGTTCTATTTGCTCGTAGATCTTTCCGATGTTGAACAGGCTCCCGTCAATGCTATCCCTGAATGCCTCGTCCTCCGTAAACGGAAACTGCCTGATGACTTCGTTTAGTTGAGAGGAGTCGTGCTTCAACCCGTCCCTTTCGTTCTTCAGGTATTCCTTTGCTCCGCTAGTCACAAACATCCCCTGCTCGATACTCTCTACTGGCGACTCTGGGTTCTCTACCACCGCCTCCCCATACTTGTCGAAGAATCCTTCTAGCGCGTGGTAAGCGGGGATGAAGATTCTGTACAGACCGCTTTTAGTTCTTCCGTTGGCGTTACGCTCCTGCGGATTGCTGTCATTCCACAAATGCTTGTATTCGTCGCCGCCCTTATCCATAGGGTTCACCGTACTCCCTACCAAAGCCTTTCCGATAATCTTGTTACCCACCAGCAGACATGTACGCTCGATCCTCCACGCCTCTCTGATATCCGTAGGCTTCTCCCACTTCCCCGCTTCGTCCAGATACAATATGTGAACCTTCTCACCGTCATATGCGTTGTTCGTGGTGTTCTTCCAGTTGATCACCGTATTCAAAGCGTCACCAACGGTGGTCGTCTTGTTCTTCTTGGTAATTCTCTTGGCTGGCTCACGGAACGCCAACTCCATACGCGGGTTGGTAGTACCGTCTTGGATAGGCTTGAAGAACCAAGGGTAGTTGGTAAAGATCGGGACGACCTTCTTCATGAAGATGTTCTCTTGAGCATCCTTACCAGTCTTTGACTGAATGCCCAAAAGCTTGTCGCTAACCTGCGTACCCTCGTCCACAAGTATGCTAGAACAGATGTTAGTGTAGCCAGAGCGACGACATTTAGTATATAGCTGACCGAAACAACGGGGATCGACTTCGCACGCAGCCAGGTGGATATATATTTCACGTTGAAAGCTAAAGTAACTGGGGAACCCTACATCGATTTTAGACCACTGTAAAAACATATAGTGCCTGCCAGTGATGTACGTAGGAACACCATTGTTGTAGAACCACACACCATTACGTCGGTATTCAAACTCTTTCTCGATAAACGAAGAATACCTGTCTCGAATGGTTTCTGGCTTCTCATTCCACTCGTCAAAACTTTTAATCCTAGACATCTCCTGCGGGACAGGAAGTCTGGTCCAGTGCTGGTCCGCCTTCTTCTTGTCGTGAAACAAGATCTGGTTCTTTGGCGGCCTCTTTGGTAAAACGATAAGGAGGCCGTGCATTTCCACGACCTCCCCTTCAGTACCGTTTGGATCAATCTTTATGGCTAGATCCTTATACCCTTCTATCTTAACCAGAGCAGACATTAGAAGTGTACTTGCAAGCAGCCTACACAGCAAGGTGTTGAACCTGGGAACAGAGGTCCGTTTGCATTCATCTCCTTACGCTTGTAGTAACGCGCATTGCGTGCTACGTTCTGAGATGGTGAGCAAGAGGACAATACGGCAACGATGCCAGCGAAGAGGACGAGATTCTTCATGTGATGAAGTTAATTAAATTTTAGCGCCCTGCCTATGGTGGGGAGCTGTTCTGCAAATATAGCCTTTATCACCTTCGCTACTGACTGGATCTCCAACTGCGCGTGAACATCATCTCGCACATCCAAGAAATGGATCCAAGAGCGAACGCTACCAGTCATATGGATTTTAGTCTTCGTGGTGAGTGGCAACACCATACGAGCCGTCTCTCTAGACACCCCGCATTCGATGAGGTTGTTGTACAACTGCTCACAAGCTGCCAGCACCATCTTCACCTTGTTGTCAAGGATAGAGTTCTCCACTGGCTCTGTGGATGACTGCCTATTGCTTGTGGCTTGGTATCGGAGTTCTACTGGCTCAAACAAATCCCCAAGATGATTTACGTCTTGGTAACGCTGGCTGAACTCTTGGAAGGTAAAGCTTCTGTGACGAAGCAGCTGGATTGCTACAGCCTTACTTGTCTCTATCTCAAACGTCAGGTAAGAATGTTCAAACGGAGACCAATGCTTGTGCATAATAAGGTACTTGATCAGCTGTTCGTAGTTCTGGCGCTTGTCAACCCTAGAGCTAGATACGCGGGCTACCTCTACGATGTGCTTCTCCGCGTCAGGTGTAATTGTTAAAAGCTTGACTTTCATTGAATTGAATTGTACACCCGACAGGATTCGAACCTGTGGCCGACTGCTTAGAAGGCAGTTGCTCTATCCTGCTGAGCTACGGGTGCGATTGCAGTCAGGGCGGGATTCGAACCCGCAACCGCTCGGTACGATGACCAAACACTCTACCAGTTGAGATACCTGACCTAAAGGGCTTACGCCTTTCTTCTGTCTGGAACAATAGCGTTCAGGATGGAGTCAACAAGTCCAAAAACTTTGTTGTCTCTCTCCGTGGGCGTAAGGTTCACAATAACCTTAACCAAAACCATAAGGGCCACAAGGATCTCCATGAGATTACCTACCGTGACCCAGCTAGTTTCGGTTGTTTCGATTGGGGCTTCTACAGCAACTGTTGCAGTATCTGCAACGGCTGCGAGGGTGTCCACTACCACTGGGAGTGAATCAACCACAGTTACAAGGGTGTCTAACATATTTTTTAGGGTTTCCGTTCTTGTTGTACTCCCTGCTGGACTTGAACCAGCGACCTAGACGGTATAAGCGTCGCGCTCTAACCAACTGAGCTAAGGGAGCTTATTTACTGTTTGGGTTCTTGGGTCGGTTGTTGGCTCTGTTCTTCGAGGCGCTAAGATACCCTACGATCATACCGTTAGATGCATGAGCAGCATCTTTTCCATCACCATTTCCGTACTTGCCCTTCTTACGGTTGTAGCGATTCAACTCTGCCCTGTACTTCTTCGCGGAATCCGTTGAACCATACTTCTCGTATTCTTCCTTGTAATTCCTTTTTGTCGCTTTCATAGACGTTGAACCTCCTAGTGAGTTGCAACAAATTTAATACATCATCATGTATGGTTTTGTTTGCGAACTCCTTACTGCTCGTAGTAGACATTTCTGTGGCAATGTTAGTGATGAAACTCTTTACGTTTCCACAGTTTAAGGCCAAGATGTCGTCACCAAACCAGATCTTAAACTCATCTGGAATCTGGATGTAGTTTTTCTTTTTCATGTACATCAATACACCCCATCCGTATCCTACGTGACTACCATCTTCTATAGACATGGTGTCGTGGCCTTGATAGAATGATACTGGGTGAGTCCCAATGATGCTTTCGTTTATTTCGTTTAGCAAGAACTCATTCAAAGACTTGCTGTCAAACGTAATGTCGTCATTGCATATAACAACGTACTCTGACTTAGCAATACTTACCCCAAGATTCCAAGCGGGATTCACAAAGATGTTCTTCTCTTGAGGAAGATGTACAACCTTCTTGTAAGGAGAGAGATCTATAGCAGATTCCGTTTTGTTGTCTATAATGATTACCTCTTGTACATTGTCATCTGCCTCATACTGCTCTAACATATAAGAGAGCCTGTTGGACATCCACATCGTAGGGATTATAAAACTGTACATCAAAGTAGCATTTTATAATTTTCAGGGAGATATGAGTTGTCTTTTATGTCTACAAACTCGTAATCAAGTCCATCTCGTTTAAATAAATCCCTGTGACCTGATATAGCCTCCTTAATGTTCTCTTCGCTGGTAAACTCTTCTGTATTGAATTCTTGGTGAGAAAAATTTTCTAGTTTATTCTGAATCATTTTTACATCACCGAAATAAGAAAAATGCCAACCTCCACTTTCAACTGAATGTGTAGAACTAGACATTCTTATGTTTTCAGCCCCGCCATAAACTTTAAATAATCCATATGTAACTAACTTGGAGTGATACCATTTACGTTTAAACCTAGTGTTTAAATTATAGTAATATAGATCCTGACACAATGAAATTGGCTGCATAATTAAATGATTCATGAGATGTTTTAAACACCCTGGATCTGGTATCTCATCACAATCAGTTATAGTCACTATGTCTTCGTCATCAAGGTTTAACACATCTAAACCCCTTGAAATACAATTTCTTTGATGCCTTTCTCTTGCCCATGCGTCATCCCCAATAGGCATATCAGTGACTTGTATGTAGATGACTTTATCAAGGAACTGCTTTATATCTTCCTCGATCTTCAAGAAATTCATTTCTTTATTAGCGCCAACAAATGTCTTGTCGGCCTCTACGATTACAAAATAATCAACAGTGTCGTAAAGCTCAGTAAGCCTGAACTTTAACATTTTATATTCGTTGTAAAACGTAAAGCAATCAACTATTTTCCTTGGCATTTACATAGAATTCGTAGTTTTTCTGAAGCCTTTCTTTTTCATTTGTTGGCAAGCCGCTATATATGTCTGTTTTAAAGAACTCATCCATATTCACCTTAGCCAATTCTTTTTGACCTACATAGTAAGCAGCCATACAATACTCGTCTAGGAACATCCAATCGTGGATCTTTGTGTCATAGAACAAAGCGTCCTTGTGTGGGTAGTTTAGGAAGTTCTGCATAGCCATGTTAGCATATGTGAATGCCATCACATATCTCTGATCTTCTCGAAGCTTCTTAACTATATGATATGCAGCCTCTAGTCTAAATGGCCTATTCTCCCATGCCAGACTAAAGTTTTTCATAACCTTGTCTTGATCCTCTTCAAGAATCATAGAACACAATGCAGCCCTAAACAAAGAGATGTAAACCTCTTCATCCCATCCCTTCATCTTAGAACGCTTCAAGTAATTAAGCTTGGCCTTCTTGTATTGTTGAGAGTCAAAGTAAGACTGAGCTAAATAAAAAACGTATCTGTCGTTTTGTGGTTCGTCCTTTAAAGCATTTTCCAAAACTTTAGCATCCTTGGCGTATTTATCCTTTACAGACTTTGCTCTTTTGAGTGGTGATATCTGAGCATGAATTAAACATCCTTCAATATATCCAGTACTGGGAGCTACCTTACTTTTAGGGTATGGATACTCATGTATTACCCCTACATATTCCCATTCTTGATCAGAACGCATCAACATGGAACGGGTATATCTAATACCAGCTAACTCTAAATGAAGGTGGTACGAGTCTTTTGTCGTGTCCATTCCTTCAAATGGGTTGTCTACAAACGATTCAAATGTATCGTCTGCATCCATGACAAATCGATAGTCACAAATGCCTTGAGCCAACGTTAAACTCTCTGTCCTGTTATGACCAAAGTTCACCCATGGGCGTTCGTATAACGTGCCAGGGATGTTGTGCTTCGCCATAACCTCATGGATTTTGGCAATGGTGTCGTCCTTAGAACCAGTATCTACAATTACCCAGTGATCAATATACTTTGCAACACTGTCGATACACCGTTCAATCGTGTCTTCTTCGTCTTTGACGATCATGACAAGGCACAAACTAGCCATTTGTAATAAATTTTATTAGGTTATTGTGGTCTACTACGTTCATCTCGTTCACGTAATCCATAGCCATCACGTTGTATTCGTAGAACGGATTGTTCTTCTTTGGTAAACGTCGGCGCTTACACTTCTTGATTAGGCCCAGACCCCAGTCAGAGTTGTACACGCAAACATCTACATAGCTGAGTTCCGTAAGAGCCTTGTAGTAAGCCTTCCACGTAGTTCCGTTCCATGGATAAAACTCTCCGTTAATCGCATAATCCTCTCTTGCATAAAACGAGTTAGGTGGCAAACAATCATGCATGACGATGACACCCTTATCAGAAATGTGATTGATAGAGTTGATGATGTCCTTGTATACCTGGTCTGCAAGGTGAAGGCCATCAATAAAAATCACATCCCATTTGTGATCCTTTTCAAACTCCGTGTCACCAGACTCAAGCATAGAAAAGAACACATCAGATGTCACTTTATAGTCTACTGGATTATCTGGGTTTTCTATTCCTGGGTCTACACCAGTCTTCTTATCGCAAACGATCTTGTCGAAACAAATGCTCGGATGAAACACCCCAATCTCCAAGTACTTATCAAATCCATTGATGGAGATGATTTCGTTAATCAAATCAAATCTATTCATTTTTTAAATCTTTCTGCGAATCCAGCTGTGTAGTCCCTGTCTTCCTTTACAGTGCCTGTGTCGGCCATCTGCTTCTTCATGTCGTCCAGTTCGGCGTACTTCTTAATCAGTTCTTGGCAATCCATAGCCGTCTGTTTAATAGACTGAAGTTCTGCCTTACGCGCGGCCCCACCTGCTTCGGGGTCCACAGGCTTTCTGATCTCGTCGATCATGTTGTCGATGGCATCTTGCATACTCATCATCAACCTATCTATAGCGTCTACGGTATTAAACTTCGACGTAGAGGAGGTCTTCGCTTCTGGTTCGGTAGTATTCTTTGCCATCGATCTTGAACCTGTAATCCATATTCTTCCTAAACCCTACCACATCGCCCGTCTTCAACCCCAGCTCTTCTAACTCTTCAGAGTCAAACGAAACCATGCCCTTGGTTGGAAGCGGTTCTTCTAGAGTTACGATTTCTATGATATCGGACTTCAGTTTGGGAGCTTCTTCGACAGGCTCTAGGATTGCCCATCCGCTCAGAGGAAATACCTCACCTGTCTCTTTAGACTTGTAGCAGATGCACTGACTGTTAATCGTCTCCTTTTTATTGTACTTGACGAGGTAGTGGTTGTCCTTTCCAGTCAGCGGCTGACCTTCGTTGATCACTACGAGGTGGTGGAAGTATAGGGTATCGCCTTCCTGTACGGGGGTTTCGTGCTTAAACGGCGTTCCTACAACCACCCCTTCATTAACCCTGTGCTTGAACTCGTCAAACTTCGTATCCATGTACAGCTCCTG